GGGTACGACCGGCCGGCGCTGCCGCCGGTGTTGTGGACCGTGTTCTCTTTCGAGTAAGACGCCATAAGAGTTACTCCCGAAGTAAGGTATTAAGGGCATACATTAACCACACCGCCGTTATTCCACAGCGTGCCGGCCGGCTGATCAGTACAACTTCCTACTAAGTTTGCCATCACCCCACCATTAGCAAAAAGCTTTGGCATGAGAAAAAAACGCCCAGTCCCCTCCGGCTGCGACATCAACAAATCGGCAGAACCACTTGGACCGTTAAACCGCAAAATATAGCGGTCGCCAAATGTCGTATCGAACTGAAACAACTCACCGTCACCGGGGCAGAGATACCCAATCGTGTTCTGCGATTTTGCCAGGTACGCAGCGCGGCACACATTAACCATGCCAAAGCCGCCAAGCCCGAAAAACCCCGGCACCTTAGCACCATCGCTGGTAAACCCGCCGGCCGATACCGCGATGCCGATACTGCTGTCCCACCGTAAATTGGCGCCAGGCTCGACCTCTGGGTTAAGGCTCGCATTACCTTGGTCGAGCACCATAATCCGGTTGCCGGCGGTACACCAACTCGGCGGCATCGGCGAAGCAAACGCCCCACAACTAGGCTGCGTCGTCTGCCCTCGGGCGATAAACCTCGACCCGTGCGTCGAAAGGTGCTCGAACACAATATCGCCGGACCCGAACATCCGCTTGAATGTCAGTGCAACCCCACTCGCCGACGCTGTCGCGGCCTGGGAAAGCGTAATCGTCGAACCAGCAATAGCGGCTACGTGAGTACCGTTGGGGATACCCATGCCGGACACCGCCTGCCCGATCGACAAACCAGCCGTGCTAGCTACGCTAACGCTTATTGTCGAGTCGGTGGTACCCGTCGTAACCAGCGTCGTCAAAACACCGATGTCCATATCGACGCCGATACCGCCGTGGTTAAAAACCCGCCCCATGCCAAACCGGATATTGTCGGCTCCCCAGGCATGAATACCCGTCATACTCGTGTTGCCGATAACAACGTAATCGTCAATTTGAAAATAGCTCGCGTTACCGTGAGCACCGACCCCAGTCATATAGGCGCCGAGGTATATCCCCGTACTGGTGCCGGTACTATTATCTAACCACAACCCGCGTAATGTCCCGTTTTGCAGAGACGTGGTTTCGCCAAATGTACTCCCTTCCAGCGCCGGTATAGCGTCGAACGCCACTACCTTACCGCCGTTAAATGGCCCGCGAAACGTCAGGTTACGCAAATCCCAGCCGGTTATCGACGACATGTACAACCCGTCGGCCGCACCATTGCCCTGGAACTCACAGCCAACAATGCTGTTGCCAACCAGGCGTTTCTTAGTGGTATCGCCATAGGGCGATATCAGCGACACCATCCGGGCACCAGCGGCGCCGAGCCACTTCAACGCCGTGTGATTACACCGCAACCCGATATTTGAAGCGGCTATCGGGATCGGCACGCTCATGCCGTAGGTGCCAGCCGGCAACTCGACGATGCCGCCCCCCGCTTGGTTCGCCGCTGCTATGGCAGCGTTGATACAATCAGCGACATCGTGCGTCGCGTCCCAAGTGCACAACTGCTTACTGACAGCACCGGCAAACTGCGTCGCGTAATAGATATTGGTTGATTGCTCACCGGGGGTAAACCCAGCCAAAGACAGCACCAGAGCGGCGGCAGCCAGAAACCTGCGTATCATGACATCTGACTCCACCCGGACCCGGACCACTCCAACGTCGCGGCAGAAAACGGCGCACGCAGCACCAGCGACGGCGACTTATCTATTGTTGCCCCGTCAGCTCCAGTAATAGTAATCCAGAACTCGCCGGAGTTACCCGTGACATCCTTGATAGCAACCGAGTGACCCAATACCGGTGCTTGCGGCAATGTTATAGCGAGTGCCGCCCCGGAAATATTCTCGACATAAACCGTCCCGGTAAAACCAAACGGCAATACCGTTGAAACGTTAATAATCAACGGATAAGAGTATGTCGGCATCGCACCCTCGCTGACAGCTACCATAGCGGGGTTGAGCGGCATATCTATGGCCATCAGGATATAAACCAGGCGCCGTCGCACCGATACCCCAGCGGTGGCGGAAAACGACACGGCATAAGTCAGCCCCGGCGTGCCGGCGGACATATCCAGCGCCACCGCCTTACCGCTGTTGATAACTGACTGTCGGACAAAATCTAGTGGGTAGGTATCGGTCGGGATTACCACCGAGCTAAATTCGTCGAGCGGGTAGTTGGATTGCCAGGGCGGCACGGATTGCGGCGGGTTGGGCTCTATCGCCAGGTGACCAATCGCAGTGATTGATTCCGAGGGGTCAAGCCAGCAAGTAAAATCGACCAGCAACCTAGAAATGTCCATATTCTCTTTGTTAACTGGGCCGAACGGCACACCTTTGTCGTCGTCGGTATTCACTGCAAAGTAATACTCGTACATCAGCCGGGTCCATCTCCGGCAGTGTCAGTAATTTCACGGACATCGATCACCTCGTCGAACCAATCTTTCGCATCGATTTCGACCATGTATGTCGGCAGCGCTATCCAGGCGGTGGCATCCCGGCCCAGCCCGACAAGCCCCTCCATGCTTGCAGATCCGCCGCGCTCGTCGGGTGCGCGGGAGAACATGGTACCGGCTGGCACCACCACGTCGCGGGTCAACCGAAACATTCGGTCGGGTCTCTTGGTGTAGCTCTTACTCATAGGGTCCTCCCCAGCCGCCGTTTTTAGACCGGCCATAAGCAAAATATGGATAACGCCAGGGAATGCCGTCAGTAACAAACATCGACTGAGCGTGGGCACGGGCCTGCGCCACGCCTTGAGAAAACATATTCCGCTGCACCCGCCCCATCGCGGGGTCGGAATAGGGCTTGCCCGGCTGCAGATACAAGCGACCCATAGCACCGGCCAGCACCGTGTCGAACCACATTGCCCAAAAATCGTCGCCCAGCGGAGCATTCGCGTTGTTAGGACGCAAAGCCAACAACACCTCGCCATTACGTGTAGTATCCGGCAATGGCCAGGTCAGGTCGCGTACCCGTCCCGGCCCGATAAACTGCGGACGCGACAGCCCGCGAAACGCCAGAAACCGAAAAACTCGCCAGTGCGCGTCCCACGGATCGAAAGACAGCGTCGCGACACCTGGGTCCATCCGCCAGTAGACATATTCGCGTCGATAGGTCGAAGCGACGTAAAATTCGTCAATAGAAGCCCATGCCTGAATCACTGCGTTGTCGGTCGTTAACCCCGGCATCTGCAGCTGAATCTGGTCGTAGAGGCTCTCCAACCCGTGGGTCGGAAAGTCGCAAGTGGGCGCCGGTGTTGGAAGCGCCGGGCCGCCGGGCCCGCCACCATAGAACCCGACACCGGGAGGCCCAGGCGGTCCGCGCGCCCCGTCGCGGCCGGGTTGATTATGCGCGACGACCCACTGTGCGCTGGAGCCGTCGTCGTACCAGACAAACAGCTCACCCACGCTACTGTCGAACCAGGCGTCGCCGACTACAGGGTAGTTCGGCGGCAGATCGCCGACGTGGATATTACCGCCAGGCGGCCCTGCTTCTCCTTGTGCGCCCGGCCGATTAGTCGCCGCTACCCACTGACTCGACGAACCGTCGTTAAACCAGATGTAGAGCTGGCCCCCGACCGAATCCCACCAGGCGTCGCCAATAGCAGGCGACGGTGGCGGGGTATCGCCGATGGTGGTCGTACTAGCCATTATTCTTCAAAAGCAACGTGTTAAACTTGCCCATCAACGTGATAGCGCGGCCATTATCGGCGAAAGTGTCCTCAATCAGCTCAGCCCGGCCGACTGTGTAAAAAAGGAGCGCCGAGTAGAACTGATCCTCGATAGGCAAGACGCTCGACGCTGTCGCAACAGGCAAAGACTTACGTAACCCGTAGGTCAACCAGGCGTCGGGGCGTTTACTTCGAGTCTGAAGCAACGCCTCGTTGACGATCTCTAATAGATCGTCGTCGGTAAACCGGGGGCTGCCGCTAATGGGCACGAGGTCATTAAGAAGACCTCGTGCCTCGTGCAGCAACGTCCCAAACGTCCGCGTCGCCAGCGTCGGCATGGGTTACTCCCGTGCGAGCCTCTATGCGAGGGTAGGAAGCCCCTAGATTGGCGTCGCGTAGGCGGAAACCAGCGCGGTGCCGTTGAGGACCTTATGGCCGTAAACGTGCAGACCGCGCAGGATCGTGCCGAAGGTCAGTTCGGACCGCATGGTCTCGACGTTCGAGAGCTGGCTGGCAAAGGTCAGCCCGGCCTGGTGGCCACCGATGACATAAGTCACCTTGTGGGTGGTATCGGTGGTCTTGGGCAGCAAGTTGCTGGAGTACAACGTAAACCGGTCAATCATCCCAAGCCGGCCGTTACGCGCCAAGCTGACGCCATCGCCTGAGATGGAGGCATTCGCCAGGTCGGATTTCTTGATCAGACCGCCGATCCACGGCGGAATAACCAGCCAGCGCCCCGACTCGGGGATGTTCTGCTCGTCCAACACGGTGCCCATGTCGACGATCACATCGACCACATTGGTGGCGTTGACCACCAGCGGCGTGCCAGAAACCCCGAGGTTGATGTTATCGCTGATAATACCTGACGTGGCGCCCTTGTTATCAGCCGAAATATCGGCGTAGATACTAGCCAGCACCGAAGTATCAATCGTGATCTTCATCTGCTCGGCGGCATCGTCGCTCCACATGGACAACAGTTCCATGTCGGCTTGCAGGCGCATCACGTCATCCAATACCAGATTGAAGTATTTGGCGTTGTCTATCGTGAGTTCGACCGTCGTCCCAGAGGGGCGATCAACCGTCAGCGCCATGTCGAGAGTGTAGTCCTTAATCGCAATCGTGGGCTTGGTGCGGATTTTCACCTTGTCGCCCATATTGCGGATTTCGCCCTCGTAGTCGGTATTGGAAATAGCCGCGAGGACGGTTGCCGCGTAGAACTTCTCGATCAGTTTACCCGACCAGATTTCCGGTACAAAAACACCACCGGCGGCTGCGCCGGAATAGGCGGGAGAGGCCGCACTACCGCTATATGGTGTACCTTGTGCAATTGCCATTTAGGGGGCTCCTGAAGACACGAATCATTGGGAAATTCGTCCTTCTTGGGCCGCCAATAAAATATCCCGCTCAAGGCGATCCGCTTCCTGTTCGCGGCCCTTGAAACGGCCTTTTAATCGGCCCTCGTAGAACGACTGGATGTCGCGGTTGGTCCAGAGGCGTCGTTCCGGAGCGCCGGGTCCCGGTGTCGCGTTGGAAGCGCGGCCGGGGGCAGCGTATGCCGCAAGATCAACTTGACCCGCACCGTTCCCATAGTATCCCCCACCATTACCATTGCGAGGGGTTACGGGATACGCCGTCTGGGCAGGCTGAGCCTGCGGCATACGCGAATAATCGG